GAACAACAAGTCAATCAACAAAATTAGTAGATTATGTTTCAGGTTCAGTCTTAACTGAAAGCGACTTAGACACTGATAGTGACCAAGCTTTCTATATGTCTCAAGAAGCTATTGATAAAGCGGGTGATGTAATATCATTAGATAACGTAGACTTTAACTGGGATGTACAAAATAAAAGATTAAAAAATGTAGCAAACCCTGTAGATAATACAGATGCTGTTAATAAACAATTTATATCAACTAACATACCTAATATTACAACAGTTGCAGGTATAAGTTCAGATGTAACTACAGTTGCAGGTATTAGCTCAGATGTTACTGCGGTAGCTAGTGATGCTACAGATATAGGTACTGTTGCTACAAACATAGCGTCAGTAAACACAGTAGCTACTAACATCAATGATGTAATTAAAGTAGCTGATGATTTAAACGAAGCAATCTCTGAAGTAGAAACTGTTGCAAATGATTTAAACGAAGCAACATCAGAAATAGAAGTTGTTGCTAACAATATAGTTAATGTAAATACTGTTGGAACTATTAATGCTGATGTTACTACAGTTGCTAACAACGAAACAGATATTCAAACTTTAGCTGACCTAGAAGATGGCACAGTTACTACAAATGGATTAAGTACACTTGCAGGTCTAAATACAGAAATTCAAGGTGTCTATAATATTAGAACTAATGTTACTAATGTTGATACTAATTCAGCTAATGTAAATTTAGTTGCAGGACAAATTTCACCTACTAATAATGTTTCAGCAGTAGGTGCTGTTGCAACAGAAATTGGAACATTAGGTGCATTAGGAACAGAAATTACAAACCTAAATAATATTAGAACAGATATTAGTGGAGTAAATACAATTTCAGCAGATGTAACTGCTGTTAATAATAATTCAGCTAACATAACTGCTGTAAATAATAATGAGACTAATATTAATGCAGTTAATGCAAATGAAACAAATATTAACGCTGTTAAAACTAATGAAGCAAATATAAATGCAGTTAATGCAAATGAAACAAACATTAATACTGTTGCAGGATTAGATACAGAAATTACAGCTTTAGGTGCTTCAGGTACAGTAGCTTCTATAAATACAGTTGCAGGAAATTTATCTGGTGTAAATTACTTTGGAGAAAGATACAGAGTATCAGCAACAGCACCTACAACTTCATTAGATGTTGGAGATTTATATTACGACACAGCAACAGATGCCATGAAAGTCTATGGTTCATCTGGTTGGCAGAACGCAGGTTCATCAGTTAATGGAACTTCACAAAGATATAACTACACAGCAACATCTGGTCAAACAACTTTCACAGGTTCAGATAACAATGGTAACACATTAACTTATGATGCAGGTTACATTGATGTTTATTTAAATGGCTCTAAATTATTAAATGCAACAGACGTTACAGTTACATCTGGTTCATCTGTAGTTTTAGCAAGTGGTGCAACTAATGGAGACGTAGTTGATATTGTTGCTTATGGAACTTTCTCAGTTGCAAGTCTAAACGCAGATAATTTGACAAGTGGTACAGTACCAGATGCTAGAATTACTGGAACATACACAGGAATTACAGGATTAGATATACTTGCAACTGGATATAACGCTTCTGCTATTTCAACTACTGTAAGTGATTATGCTATTAAATTAGCTGGTGCTACAACATCAAGTTATTTTTCAAATGGTTTAATATTTTCTGAAGGAACTTTAGCAAGGTCTGCTATTGGTTCTTTTGATGGTGGTTCAAGTGGAAGACAAGGATTATGGTTTGCTACACATGATGGCACATCAATGGCAGAAAGAGTTCGTATCGACAGTTCTGGTTTAGTAGGTATTGGTACAAGTTCTCCTTCAAAAAGACTTCATGTAGAAGGTGCTGGTTCTACTTATGCTTTAATTAAATCTACAAACGCTGGAAGTGGTACTGGTTTATATTTTCAAAATGCAACAGGCAATTATTTAATTGGAGCTGGTTCAGTATCAGGAGGTTCTGAATTAGTGTTTTATGATGTTACAAATTCAACAGAACGTATGCGTATCAATAGTAATGGTAATGTTGGTATTGGTACAACTCTTCCATCACAAGCATTAGATGTCGTAGGTAGCATAGAAGTATCTGATGGTGTATATCTTGGTGGCACAGGCACACCAAACAAATTAGACGATTACGAAGAAGGAACTTGGACACCTGTATTTGAAGGAGCTACAACAGCAGGAAGTTATACTTATACTACACAAGTAGGTACATACACTAAAATTGGAAGATTAGTAACTGTTAATTGTGAGTTGTTAAATGTTACTCAATCTTCTGCTGGAAGTGGACATGTAAAAATAACAGGATTACCTTTTACTGCATCATCAACAAATACTAGTTGGGGTTCTGTATCTTTAGATAGATTTACTTTTACAGGATATGAATATGTTATAGCAAATATAGGAACTGATAAAAATTTTGTTTATTTTTTTAAAATTAGACAAAGTGATACTGATTCTCTTTTGCAAGTGAGTGATAGAAACCAAGATGGTTCAGATTTAAAATTTACAATAAGTTATGAAGTTTAACAACAACACAGGAGACAAACTATGGCAATAACTAAAGAGACACAGATTGGTAAAATCGAAGTGGTCGGAAAACACAAATTTGTTCAAGTAAGAACAGATACTGTAGTTATGGAAGACAACGAAGAATTATCAAGAAAGTATCATAGACATTCTTTGATGCCAGATGCAGTTATAACTGAAGAACACTCAGAGGTTCAAGCAGTATGTAATGCTGTCTGGACACAAGATGTTAAAGATGCTTATGAGACTTTTAAAGCTAGTCAAGCTGAGGAATTATAATGAGTAACGCAAGAGATAAAGCTAACATACCTGCACTTAACTTCTCATCTACTGGTATAGATGACAATGCTACAAGCACAGCTATAACTATTGATAGTAGTGATAATGTAGGTATTGGTATAAGTTCTCCTAGTTCTCGTTTAGAGGTTTATGGTACAGATTCAAGTTCTTCAAGAATAGAAGTAACTCGTAATACTTCAAGTATGTATTTAGGTAGTACAGGAGCAGGTGGATATATACAAACACCAGATGCTAATCCTTTAATTATATATACTAACGGCACAGAACGTATGCGTATCGACAGTTCTGGTAACGTAGGTATTGGTACAAGCTCTCCAGATAATTTACTTCATATTGAAGGTGACCAACCAACTTATAAATTAACAAGCACAAATCCTTTAAGCACTTCTGTTGGTACAGAAACAATAGCTGATATAGATTTTGAAGCTCAAAATAATAGTTTATACAGAACAACAGCTAGAATAAGAGCAAGACAAGATGGTACTTGGAGTACAGGTACAGCTAATTTTGCACCTACAGCTTTAGATTTCTTTACACAAGATAATTCAACAAGTGATGGTATGGCATCACCAAGAATGACTATTAATGAAGATGGTAACGTAGGTATTGGTACAACTTCTCCAAATGGTATTTTAGAATTAAAATCTACAGGTAATACTAACTTTTTTATTACAGCAGGAAATACATCAGCAAGTCAAGTTGTTCTTGGAGATACTGATGATATTGATGTGGGAAAAATAGCATATTCTCATAATGTCAATTCTATGGAATTTATTGTTAATGCTTCAGAACGTATGCGTATCGACAGCTCTGGTAACGTAGGTATTGGAACAACTTCTCCAAGTACACCTTTACAAGTAAATGGAACAGCAAGAGCATCAAATTTTAACACACTATCTACTCAAGTAGTTATGAGCAATAATAGTAAAGATTGGGATATATCAAGTGTAATAGGAACTATTGCTACTGTAGACAGTTCAATATCTTTTGAATTAACTATGAGAGAACGAAACGCAAGTACTGCTCAATTATTTAGAATATATTATATAAGAGTTGGTACAGGCACAACTTTTAATATTTCTTCTGCTATATGGTCAGTTGGTTCAACAGCTGCAAACACAACAATAAGTTATCCTTCTGCTGGCACTATCAGATTTACTAATTCAAGTTTTTCTGTGCTTGACGCACAAATTAGAAGGATAAGTGCATAATGAAATTATTTAACCAACCATAACAATAAGGAGAAAATAATATGGCAACAACATACGAATGGTCTTTTCCAAACTTTGAGACAAACTCAGAGAATGTAGTTAAGACAATACATTGGAGATATACAGCTACAGATGCTGAAACAGATACTTTTGGTAATCCTGTTTATACTGCATCTATGTATGGCTCTTGTGCAGGTTCAGATGGAATGAACTTTGATGCTATGACTAAGGAGCATTGCGAAAATTGTGTTCTTGAAAATCAAGATACAACAATTGAAGATATGCAAAGCAACTTGTCAGCACAAATCGAAGAACAGAAAACACCTGCATTGACATCAAAAACTAAGGAGTGGTAATGAACTTTAAGTTTGACGACAAAGACTACGATAGCGATAAGCTATCTGATAATGGTAAATTATATTTAGGTAAACTTCAACAAATTCAAGGTAAACAACAACAGTTAAACTTGGAAATGGCAGACGTAAATATTTTACAAGGTCATTATACTAATCTTTTAAAGGAAGAACTTCCTAAAGAAGAAGAAGTTAAAGAAGATAAGGCAGAAGCTAAAGAAGACTAATGCCTAAAAAACTAACCTCAAAACAGTATGCTGACGTGGCTACTGGGGTTAGACTTTCATCACATGAGAAACTTTGTGCTGAACGAATGAACAACATTTTAAAATCTATAGAAGAAATGAAAAAAGAAATTAAGTCGTTAAGACAAGATGTTTCTATGGGTAAAGGTGGACTTAAGGTTATCTTAGCTGTTGGGACATTACTTGTGGGAATTATAGGGTTCTTTCAGTTTAAATAATGATTGATAAATGGTTATATAATTTTTTTGGTTCAATAGATACTTTTTTTGAATGTATAGAAAATTTATGTAAAAAAATATATGAGAGACACAAAACTATTAGAAAAACACAGTCAGGAAATACAGCAAAAAAAGAAATCAACTGAATTATTTATAAATTTAAAAAAAGAAGTAGAAACTGGTGCTAACGGTACGCAAAGTTACATCATAAAAAATGGTGTAAATGCAGGAAAGAAGGTTAGCAAATGTTTAAAATAATAGCATTACTATGTGTAATAGGTGTGAATGGACAAAACTTATGTTTAACTGGTGAAATTCCTTTAACAAATAAATTAAAAACAGAAGAAGATTGCAACAACACAATAGTTTCAATTGGTCAAAACATAGATGAAGAATTTATTGAAAGACAAATTTTTATATCAATGAAATGTGAAAACATAGGAGATAAAGTATGATGATATTTGGTGATACACCTAAATTTTGGAGAAATAAAATTAAAATTTATTTAATGAACACAGATAAAAGAATGTTAACAGCATTTATTTTATGGTCTGTGTTTTTATGGTGGTTATAATTTATGGCATTTCCTATTTTAGGAGCATTAAAATTAGCGGCTCAAGCCGGTAGTCACATATATAAAAAACGTCAAGAGACTAAAATGTTAATGGCGGATGCACAAATGATGCACGCACAAAAAATGGCTAATGGTGAAGCAGAGTATGCAGGTAAATTATTAGAAGCAAGACAATCGGACTGGAAAGACGAATTTGTTCTTATAATTTTGTCGGCTCCAATAATGGTTTTAATTTGGGCTGTTGTATCAGAAGACCCTGAAGCATTAAATAAAGTTAAATTATTTTTTGAATATTTTTCACAACTACCAAGTTGGTTTACAAATTTATGGATATTAGTAGTTGCTAGTATTTATGGTATAAAAGGAACACAAATATTTAGAAACGGTAAAAAATAATGAAAGTATCTGACAA